ATGGTTGCTGAAGATAATTACCTAGAGATAGATGAACCATATCAAGTCAATCCATTAGTAACTAATCTAGTACAAGAACAGATTGAGAAAGGATTACTAAGATGAAAGATATATCAGAAATCAAAGTAGATGATGTAGAATTTACTAACTTAGATGATGAAATTTACGATAATTTATCGTGGTATTGTGATATGAATTTAGTAGATGAAACACCAAGATTAAAAAATAAGTTCTACGAAGTTAGAAACAAGATGATTGATTTTATTGAAACTGTGAGAGCAGAACAAGTAGAGGACAAATATGAATGAAGTAGAGAAAGCAGAGAAATTATATAGATTGTTAGATGACTTAGCGTGGGAATTTCAGAGAATGACTACAAGTGGTCAATCAACACTTAACGAAATATATGAAATGGTTGGGATAGAACCTATACTTCCTGAAGATACATTAGACTTTCAATACATGATCAATAGAGTAGAGGGTAAATAATGAGTAATTTAATGGAATATATGATACAGATTGCAGATCAGATCCGAGAACTGCAAGAAGATGCTGATGAAAAGATGGAGATTATACTCAAAGAGATCGCATTAATTCATGCCAAATTGCATGAATTAGGTGGAGAAAAAGAGTATAATAATAATATAGATAAATATATAAAACGAAAGTAGGGCAAATATATGCAAGAACGAAATTCAAAACCTGATGATAGTAAACCACCTTTATTATCAGAGGGATCAAGTAAAATAATATCTTTGACTAAAGAAGAAAGTTTATTCTTAGATGACTCTTTTACAGTTATTATTGATGGCGAACAGATGCGTGGCTTGACTACATTAAGAGGTATGTCAGGACAAGCAAGTGTTCCTGTATCAATGGATCTAATAAGCAAAGTAGGTAGTGCAGTATTGTTTACCACCGATAGAAGTAATGGTGGCAAAGAAGCATTAGTTGAAGTAGATGAAGCTGACTTACTTGCTTTGAGAGAGGTAGCAAATAGTCAAGCAAGATTTGATGGTATCCCTGTTGGATACAATCTAAAGAGAAAGATATTAGCTTTACTATTGGAGAATGAATATGCCTATGAAGTCAAGAAACAGAAAGACTTTAGGTATTGGTTGAGAGCATTAAATCAACTAGCCCCGAAAAGAAATTATGATCAGACTAAATGGATAGAAGATATAGAAGAACTTAATGAGGAGAAGAATGGAAATTAATAGCATCTATATTGCTATCATAGGTTGGACTTCTATTATGGTTACAATACTAACAGGATTGTTATTGTATACTAATTGGAAGATTTTAAAGATAACTAATTCAATCTATGATCAAGCAAGAGCAACAAGAAAAGAATTACAGAAAGCAAACATAATAAATAAAGATATTAAAAGATTTATTGGTGGTCGTTGATGACTATCTTAAATATATTAATTTCAACAGGGGACTTGACAAGTCCCTTTTTATTTTGCTATAATGTCATTAAATCAATAATTTATAAATAGGAGTAAATATGAGTTACGAAGATAATACTAAATATGAATTTATATTTTCAGTTCCATGCTACATGAATTATACCATAGTAGCAGAGAGTGAAGAACAAGCTAGAACAATATTATTAGATGGTGGTATTGAAATTGATGGCGAATACTTTGAGTGTCCTGATGGCGATTTATCTCTAGAGCCTGAAGATTATGGAGATGCAGAACTAATAGAACAGTTGGAGATATAATGAGTGAAGTAACACAA